CGCGACCGAACCGGGGCGCAGAACCGCCTGATGTGGCACTGGCTTCGCGAAATATCAAACGGGTGGGATGATACCCGTGGCAATCGATACGGCCCGGAGTCGTGGAAGGAATATTTCTGTGAGAAGTTTTTGGGGAAGGAAGTGGTGGATCTGCCAATGGGTGGCCACATGATCCGAAACTATGGAACCAGCAAATTGAAGGTGAAGGAATTCGGGGAATTCTTGTCGCGCTTGGAAGCCCATGCAGTAGTTGAGCTTGAAATCCATTTAACGCATACTGCAGATTACCAAATGGCCATAAACGGCCAACTTGAGGAAGCCAATGCCAGCGAAGCCTAAACCGAAAAAGGTTCGGAAACTGAGCCTATTCAAAAAAGACTTGTGGAAGGAATTCGCCCTGTTTGTGAAGCTGCAGCGATCCGTGGATGGGGCATGGGTGAATTGTTATACCTGCAACGCCAACCTGCAGATCGGAACCAGCAATTGCCACGCCGGTCACTGGTTGCCCCAAGGCGGATATTCCGGAATGGTTTTCGTGGAAAATAATGTGCGGCCCCAATGCTATGTTTGCAATGTGCGGTATTCGGGAAACACCCCGGTGTTCGAACAGAAATTGAGGGAAGAAATCGGGGATGCGGAAGTGGATGCCATGTATTTGGATCGCCGCCAATCCGGGAAGCATGATCGCGGGTGGTATCAGCAAAAGACCGCGCACTATAAACACCAAAACCAACTACTGAGGCAAAAGCATGGCCACAATTAAAACCAAGCTTGTGAAGCTGGCCGATATCAAACCCTATCACCGCAACACCAAGCGCCACCCACCCGAACAGATCGCCATGATCCGCCGATCCATTGAAGCCTATGGCTTCGATCAACCGCTTGTATTGGACGGTGAGGGCACGATAATCAAGGGGCATGGCAGGTATGGGGCGGCGCTGGAAATGCAACTGGCGGCGATACCGTGCGTGATTCGTGACGATTTAACGGCCGAACAGGCCAATGCGGCCCGAATAGCCGACAATCGCACCGCAATTTCCGATTTCGATATGCCCATGCTCAAATTGGAACTGGCCGAACTGGCCGCGCTGGATGTGGATCTGCTTCCGCTTGGCTTCACCGAACTGGAACTGCTGACCCTTTCGGATGATGAAGCCGGGGAGGAAACCAAGCGCACAATCCACAACGCCGGTTCCCCGGTGATCAGTTACACCGTGGTATTTGAAACCGACAACGATCAGCAATTGTTTTTTGAGATGGTCAACCAACTGCAGGACAAATACCCCGAACGCACGATTGGCGAATGCTTCGCGGATTACGCCCGGGATACATTTGCCGAATGAGCCGCCAGAAACACTTCCTTGAAATCGATGTACTGCAGGCAGCCCGGGAACGCCTGAATCACGTTTATGATATTTTCGATTCCGTGGTGATCGGATTCAGTGGTGGCAAGGATTCCATGGTGCTGCTGAATCTGGCGCGTGAAGTGGCGCAGGCGCGTGGCATCGATCAGGTGGATGTGGTATTCCGCGATGAAGAACTAATCCCGCAGGCGGTGGTTGAGACTGTCCAGCACTATCAATCCCTGCCATGGGTGCGGATGCTTTATTTCGCCGTGCCATTGAAGTCCAGTAAATACATTATGGGCACCGAATACATCCAATGGGATCCGGCCCGGAAGTGGTGCAGGCCAAAGCCCGAAGGCTCAATTCAATTACCCGAAGGCGATGAAAGGATTTTCGATCAGCACACTATGGATGAATTCACCGCCAGCCATTACCGGGGCAAAGTCGCCCTGACCAATGGGATCCGCGCCGATGAAAGTCTAATGAGGTTCCGGGGAGTGGTGAACAAGCTGAATGAAAACTACATCACCAACCCCACCAAGATGGGGCCGGGGCATCGGATCCCGAAGAACCTCAAAATGGTGAAGCCGATCTATGATTGGTCTGAAACCGATATCTTCAAATATTTGTTCGATGAAGGGATTCCATATTGCCCGGTTTACGATAACCAAGTGACCGCTGGCCACGCTTTGAGAGTCGCGACCCCCCTTCACGCTGAAAACTCCAAACGATTCGACCGGCTGAAAACCATGGAACCGGAACTGTATGCCCAAGTGATCGAAATCTTCCCGGAAATGCTTCACCATGAAAGGCTTTACAGGGATATGGATCGCAAGGCCATCCACAAGAAACACGGGCAAAGCCTGACCGATGTGCGGAAGTGGATCCATGACAACATCACCGACCCGGAACAGCGATCCACGGCCATGACCCAATTCCGTGAAGTGATGGGCAGGGCAACCCGGGATCCAGAATCCTATCCGCCCGAATACGTTTTGAGCCAATTCCTGAACGGATCCTTCAAGCGCCGCATCCTACCGAAGCAAAGGAAAACCCAATGACCCACCCAATCGATCAAATCCAATGGATCAAAGCTTCCACCCTGACCGCCAACGATTGGAACCCCAACGTGGTGTTCAACCCGGAACTGAAACTGTTGGAACGCAGCATATTGGCCACGGGATGGATTCAGCCTATACTGGTAAATCCAAACAACCTCATTATCGATGGATTTCATCGGGTGCAGATTGCCATGGAGTCGAAAACACTGATCGCCCGTGACAAGGGAATGGTGCCGTGCGCCGTGCTGGATGTTTCAGATCCGGACGCCCGACTAATGACGATCAGAATCAACCGGGCCAAGGGCAGCCACGTATCGATCCGAATGAGCGCCATCATTCAAGACTTGATCGATCAGTATGGATACCGCCCCGAAGAAATCGCCCAAGCAATCGGCGCCACCAAACAAGAACTGGATTTACTTTACGCCGGGGATGTATTTGCAGCCAAGGATATTAAAAACGCCAAGTACAGCAAGGCATGGGTGCCAGTTGAAACAGCATAATCCACCCATACCATGGCAAGGGGTAGGTGCCGCAAATCGCGTGAGCGCCGTTACAGGCAGCCCAATTACAGGTAAACGGGGGATAAATGGCTAAATCACCGGATCAGCGCATATTGGATCAATCAAACCCCGCCGGACGCCCCTGCAAGCTAACCGTGGATGTTCAGTCGCGGATTTGCGCCGCCCTGCAGCGTGGCAACTACATCGAAACCGCCGCCGCCCATGCTGGTGTTGTGAAGTCCACGCTTTACGATTGGCTCAAAACTGGCGCCCGGGATCTGGACGCCGGGAAGAACACAAAATTCGGCCGTTTTTCAAACGCAGTAGAGGCGGCAATGGCGGAAAGTGAGATCCGCGACCTTGAACACCTATCCACGGCGGCCGGTGCTGGAAGCTGGCAAGCCGCAGCGTGGAAGCTGGAAAGGCGGTTCCCGAAGCGGTGGGGCCGGGTGAATCCTGACGCGATACCGGAAGGCGAAAAGGGGCAAGGCAGCGGGATCACAATCCAAGTGAGTCGGATCAGCGATGCAGCTACAACTGACTGATCCCCAATTTGATCACTTCACATCGGAAGCGCGGTATCCGCTTTTCGTGGGTGGATACGGATCTGGCAAATCCCACGCCCTGACCGCTTGCGGCCTTCGCGATATGGTCGAATCACCCGATGGCAATGTGGGGATTTACTGCCCGACCTATGATTTGCTTCGCCTCAATTTGGTTCCGCGCTTCGAAGAATTGTTCACCGAAGTGGGGATGCCGTACAAGCTGAACAAGGGCGCCCACATTATCAGCGTGGAAAACCATGGGGATATGATCTTCCGATCCATGGACAACCCTTCCCGGATTGTGGCGTATGAGGTATTCCGCAGCCATTGCGATGAAATCGATCTACTGCCCAAGGGAAAGGCGGATGAAGTATGGAACCGGATCATCGCCCGGAACCGCCAAGTGGTTCGCAGCAAGGCCATGAACCGGGTTTACGCTTACAGCACCCCCGAAGGATTCGAATTTACATACCGCCGATGGGGTAAAGACCCTGCAGCCGGGTATCAATACACCCGGGCCGAAACCGAATCCAATCCATTCCTGCCACCCGATTACATCGATGCCCTGATGGATACCTATCCGCCTCAATTGGTCGATGCCTATCTGAAAGGCTTATGGGTGAACCTGACTTCCGGGGCGGTGTATTCGAAATATGATCGCGAACTGAATGGATCCGATCAGGTGGTGGTGGGGAATGAGCCTTTGGATGTGGGCATGGATTTCAATGTTCATTTCGGGGCGTCAACGATCCACGTTCACCGGGATGGCCAGCCCCATGCAGTGGATGAAATCCGGAACGCTTACGATACCGATGCCCAAGTGGCCGCATTGCGTGGCAAGTATCCGAAGAACGCGATCACGGTTTGGCCTGACGCGACCGGCACCCACAAGAAATCCAGCAACACCACGGCCAGCGATATCGCCAAATTGAAGGGCGCCGGGTTCAAAGTGAAGCACCCCCACGCCAACCCACCAATCAAGGATCGCGTGGCCTCAGTCAACGGCATGATTTGCAACGGACAAGGGGAAAGGCGATACTTTGTAAATCGAATGTGCGCCACCCGCAATATCTGGAAAATGAATTTGGATGGCGGATGGTCAACGATTGCGTGACCGGCGCCAGCGCGGTGAAGCGATCCAACGAATTATATCTGCCCATGCCCACATCGATGGCCACCATGGCTATCAAGCCGCCCTCACTTGGCGCCAACGGTGGAGGCAATACGCAGGGGCCAATCTGGCAATCCCTGATGGAACGCAGCCCCAACTACCACAGCAACCCGGCCTATTCGGCATACAAGACCCGGGCACAATTCCCGGATATCACGGCGAACACCCTTCGCGGATTGCTTGGCCTTGCCTGTAAATCCGATATGGATGTGCAGATCAAGCTTCCAAGCCAAATGGAATATCTGCTGACAAGCGCGACCACCACGGGCCTCAATTTGTTTCAGCTTTACAAAACCGCACTGGCCGAAGTATTGAAAACCGGGCGCTTCACCCTGCTGGTCGATATCAATGAAGCCACGGGCCTGCCCATTATCGTGCCCTATGTGGCGCAAACCTTTATCAACTGGCAGGAACGCCCGGTGGATGGCGTCCGAACCGTGGTTCAGATGATGTTCGAAGAATCACAGAACACCAACCCGGAAGATTTTTTAGGCCCGGATTCCGCGCCCGTGCTGAACCGCGAATTCTATCTGGATATGGATAAAAACTACTCAATCCGATTCTGGTGCGATGGTGAATTGCACAAGGATTTCCCGGTGGTGCCGACCTATTTGGGCCGAACCCTGCAGGATGTTCCGGAAGTGATTATCGGTTCCACCGATTACGGCGCCGATGTGGATGTGATTCCGCTTTATGGATTGGCCGATACTGCTGTGAGCATTTACCAAATGGATGCGGATCTAAGCCAATCGGAATTCCTGACCGCCAACCCGACCCTGATCATCACCGGCATCGATGTGGATGAAACGCCGGGGGTGGTGGGGCCGAACGTGGCCATGGTGATCAGCAACCCGAACGCGAAAGTGTTTTACACCACCACCGACACGGGTGGCCTTTCCAGTATCCGCGAACACATCGAATTGGCATTCAGGCAGGCGGCCCATGAAGGCGCCTCACTGCTTGGCCCGAACAAGGCGGGTGCCGAATCAGGGGAGGCGATAAAGCTTCGCCAAGCGGCCAGTGGCGCGACCCTTGAAGGCGTGATCGATCAGGTGGGTGATGGGATCTTGAAAACGCTGCAGATCATCGCGGATTGGATGGGCGTATCCGGTGAAGTCGAATTCATACCGGCCAAGGATTTCGGGGATAATGCCCTGACCGCCCAAGATCAGGCGGCACTGCTTCATTCGTGGGTGGCGGGTGGTATTTCACGCGAAACCTATCTGGAAAACCTGCAGGCGGCCGGGATCATTTCGAACGAAATCAGTGTTCAGGATGAAATTGAGCGTATTGAAGCGGCCAGCCCGGGGTTCGCCGCGCCCCCGGTGATACCTGATGCCAACTGATCGGGATGTGACCGATGCCTATATCCGCCACGCCGTTCAATTGGATCGGGCGGTTTTGGGCGTATCCAATACCATGGCGGGGATCGCCCGGGAACTGAATGATGCCTTCATGGCAGTGATCGTTCCCAAGCGAACACGCACCCCCGCAGAACAGGGCGCCGCAATGAGTCGCGCAACCACCGCCTATGTGACCGATTGGAATGTTCGATTGGTTCCGGGATTGGAAACCAGCGCGGCCCGGGCATCGCAAATCGAAACCACGTTTCAGGTGGGCGCCCTTGAAACCTTCACCGGGGCCACGGCCATCGCGCCCAATGCGGCGGCCCTTGTCCAAGCCTCAAAAGCCGCGCCATTCCAAGGCAAGGTGATGAAGGATTGGGCCATGGGTATCGCAGGCAACACGATCAGGGCGGCGCAGGCTTCGCTGAACGTATCATTTGCCAGTGGACTATCGCCCGGGGAGACTGAAAAGGCGCTTTCCACGGTAATGGGCAGGAATGTTCGCGATGTGAGGGCGGTGGCGCGTACCTATGTCCAGCAATATGCAAACCATGCGCGTGAGGCCACGCTTCAAGCCAATAATGATCTGATTTCGGGGATTCAATGGCTTGCAACGCTGGATAATCGGACTTCCGGGATCTGCCAAGTCCGTGATGGCGAAGTTTATGATGCCGAAACCAAGGAAAATATCGGGGGTGGGCCTGAATGGCTTTCCGGCCCGGGCGCCTCTCACTGGAATTGCCGAAGCGTGGGCAGCCCCAAAATCATCGGGGTGGAAGATACTGGATATCGGCCTGCAGTGGATCCGGGATCGGATTATGAGCGTGGGGATAACCTGACCCGCACCGGGAAGGTTCGCAAGCCAACCAAGCCCAACCGGGAGAATGATATTTATTCCGTGCGCGGCGGCCCGAAGCGTGGGGTGCCAGCGGGAACGAATTATGAAACATGGCTACGGGCGCAGGGGAATAAATCCCCCGCATTCGTGCAAGATATATTGGGCGTGGAACGGGCGAAATTGTTCAGTGATGGAACCCCGCTTACAAGCCTGATTGATAGCAGCACCGGAACACCAATCACCCTTGATCAATTATCGCAAAGAGGAATTCTATAATGGAAATCAGCGAAGAAGAACTGGCTCAAAAAATCAGCGATGCCGTGGCAGTCGAAACGGCGGGACTGAAAACCAAGCGCGATGAACTGCTGGATGAAGTTAAATCCACGAAGGCAAAATTCGCGGATTACAAATCACCGGCCGATGTTTCAACCCTGCAGGCCCAACTGGATGAAGCCCGGAAGGGAACAGGAACCGAAGATGCGGTTCGCCTTGCCCTATCGGATGCGGAGGCCAAGCATACCGAAGCAATGCGCGACCTCAAAACCAAACTGGAAGTGGCCGAAACCAGCGCAACCGATCAGGCGAATAAATTCAATCGATCGATCATCGATACCAAGATCCGGGAACAGGCGATCAAGGCCGGGGTGTTGCCCGAAGCCTTGGAGGATGTTTGCCAACGTGCCGGTGGGGTGTTTGTGCTGGATAGTGAGGGCAAATTGGAAGCCCGGGATAGTGCTGGCCAGCTTTTGAAGGATGCCAGTGGCGAACGATTGGTGACGCCTGACACGTACATGGAAGGCTTGCAGGAATCGAACAGCTATTACTTCGGCGCCAGCAAGGGATCCGGGGCACCGGGTTCGCACAAGGCTGGCCAAGTGGATGTGAAGCCGGAACTGGAAGCACTGGATAACGCCGCCAAAACTGACTTCAACGCATTCGCCAAAATGCGCCGCCCGGAAAAAGCGGAAGGGTGATCGGATAACCTGTTACAAAACGGTACAGGTTTATAAATCCCTTAGTTGACACCCCGGGGGAACTGAGCTAAATTGCCACCATAGTCATGGATTTTGGCAAGGCCAAGCCCCCGGGGGGTTACATCCTGATTTAATTATTGCCATTCGGCGGGGCCGGTTGACAGTGTAGATCATAATTTGATTGCGCCGGTCGAACGCCAAATCCTTTTTGTTCGCGGTGCAGAACTTAAAGGAAATTCTTATGTCCCTCACAGCTATTACAGTCGATATGATTGCAGCGGAAACCCTGTTGCAACTGCAGGATCAATTGGTTTTCGGAAACCTGTTGTACCGCGACAAAACTTCCGATTTCGGTGATGTTCAGGGATTCGCTGTTGGCGATACCGTGAAGATCCGCCAGAACACCGCTTTCCAAGTGGATGAATTTTCTGGCACCGTGAACCGCCAAGATATCGTGCAATCCAAACGTGATTTCGAAATTGAAAAGCACTATGACGTTTCAACTTCGCTCACTTCCCGGGAACTGGCGCTGGATCTTGACAATTTCAGCCGCGAAGTTATTCAGCCTGCCACCGTGGCATTGGCCGAAAAGATCGAATCCTATCTGGCTTCGAAGGTTTATCAGTCTGCAAGCCTGATCGTTCAGGATGCGCTAATGAGTACCGCGCAGAAAACCGCGCTGGTTCGCGCTGCAGCAAACCAATCGAAGATCCCGATGGCCGGTCGAACTGGTATCGTGAACCCTGATCTGGAAGCCGCCCTGTTGGGTGCCGATTACTTC